AAGAAAGTTTAAACCTCTTGTAATAGCAGAAACTTATTGGGATGATTCTAAGCAAAGAGCTTTAAGGATTGTATCACTAGCACCAAAGGCTATGGAAGTAAATTATGATGTAAACGTATGGTCTAAGTATAAAGAAGATTTAGACCAAGTTACAGAACAAATACATAGGCTCTTTAATCCTTCTATAGAATCAAATACACCATTTACCGACTTTGGTCAGATAACTTTAGTTCGAGAAGAAAACACATCCGCTAATGAAGCTTCTGATGGTGACGATAGACTACTATCCAGAACCTTTACTTTGAGTGTTGAAACTTTTTTACCAAATCCTAAATTTTTATTAACTAGTACAGGCAAGATAGAAGATATATACTTTGAGGGTGGAATAGTTGACCGCTCTTAAAGTGAATGTTAGATTTAATAGATTACATTCAATCAAGCCCATATAAGCCTTATTCAAGTGCTACATTAGCGTATAAAAAGTTCTACAGGAAATCAATTAAATTAGCAGCTAAACAACTAGTAGAAATTGAGAATGGGATAAAAGACCCTGAACTAGCTTTACTTAAAAGACAAGTAGAAAATAGGCTTTATAAACTTAGGAACTTTATTCCTACTAAACCAGAGAGAAATGAATACAGAAAGACAGAAAGATATAAGTCTGCCAAGATTAGGTTTTTTAATAAAGCAGTATTTAAACAATTAAATATTGAAAAAAAATAGATAAATTAATTAAATAAAGATAGTAGATATTATAGTATGGATACAAAAATTATAAGAAATGATTCACTTCAAACTCTTGAAGTTTATTTATTAACACCAAATGGAATTAAGTCTTTCTTATTCCAACCAAATGATGCCAAGGTTGTACCTGCATCTTATATCACAGAACAAGTTAAAAAATTACAAAAAAGAAGACTTTTAACAGTCACTAATTCTTAATAGGATAAATATATGGCAAAACTTAATAGTCCCGGTGTATATGTTATAGAAAAGGATGTAAGTGATTACGCAGTAGCACTGGATTCTAGTATTGTAGGTATTGTTGGATTTGCTTCAAAAGGTCCAGTAAATAAAGCTACATTAATTACTTCTCCACAAAATCTAGTAACACTATTTGGAAAACCCTCTGACAGTATTCCGGGTCAGGGTCTTGAAGGTGCTATTGAGATATTAGAGGCTACAAATGCCATTTACTATGTAAGAGGAACTACACAGACAGCATTAGAGGCTTCTGCTTCTATTCCAGTTGGTGCTTGTCCAGCAGTTATAGTATCTGGTAACGGATTCGGTGTAACTCAGAACCTATACTTAGATGTTCAAGTTACAGATAATAACGGTGTATCTCAGTATGTATCAGCTAAACAATTTAATATCCCATCAGGTACTGCAACTACCACACAGGGTAATGCATTAGTTAAAATAATAGGAAACGGTTTAGACCAGTCTCAGGTTGGAGCAATATACGATTCAACAACAACAGCATCAGGATATATCTTTGGTTCTTATGCTGGATCTGGTGCAACATTAACCATTACTTCTTACTCTAACGCTGCTAGAACGACTGGTGTATCTGCACTATTTGCTGTTGGTGCTAATGGAACAGCAACAGGCGTTGTTGCATCCTCTATAACAGCAAGTGGTGTAACACTGAACTCTGGATCTACATCTGGATTCTCTTTCTTAGCCAAGTCACTATATGAAGGTGCAGGTTATAATGGTGGAACAAACTCTAACGGATCTGTAAGTGGTAACTCAGTAGAAATTACAAACTTAGGTGGAGCTAACTTCTCGTTAGAGGTAAATGAAGATGGTGCAACAATAGAGCAGTACAAGCCAAACTTCTTGGCTTCTGGAAGCTTTATTGAATCTCTAATTACTCCCGGAGTAGACAATGCTACATCTCAGGTCATTAAGGGATTCTTAGTCTCATCTCTAAATGATTTTAGTCCAACTAAGCTAACATCGTTTACTGGAGCATTATCTGATATGGGACTAGCTAGTATTACTGGTAAACATGGTAGTGCTGCCGCAGGATCAGTAAACCCAAGATTCTTAAAGTTGATCGAAGGAACTTATAACTTAGCTGATGGAACAAACGGAACATCTACTAATAACGATACAAACGCACAAGCACTAATTGGTGATCCAACTACAAATCCAAAAGAAGGTATCTACGCTTTAGATAATGATACATTAAATATCTCTATAGCACTAGTTCCCGGATTTAGCAATCAAAACTTACAGAATGCATTAATTACTCTTGCAGAAGAAAGCCAGAACTTCTTGGCTATATTATCTCCTCCTTATGGATCTATTGATACTGTACAGGAAGCTGTTGATTGGCACAATGGTCAATCTGAAACAAGAACTGCTGCAATTAACTCATCCTACGCTGCAATATACTTCCCTTGGGTTCGTGTATTCTCAGTATTCGATGGTGTAGATAAGTGGATGGATCCTGCAATATATGCAGCAAGACAGATGTGCTATACCGACAGCGTTTCTGATCCTTGGTTCGCTCCTGCTGGATTTATCCGTGGTAGATTAACTAAGCCAAACGATGTAGAGATTGTTCTTAATCAAGGTGATAGAGATTCACTCTACTCTGGTGGTAATGCAATCAACCCAATAGTAGAATTCCCACAACAGGGAATAACAATCTTCGGTCAAAGAACTGCACAAAGAGCACCTACTGCACTCGATAGAATTAACGTAAGAAGAATGTTAATCTTGCTAAGAAAGTTATTACTTGCTTCTGCTCAAAGATTTACATTTGAACCAAACGATCCCATTACTTGGGAATCAATTAAGACAGTTGCTGAAACCATTCTTGATGATATTAAGTCAAGAAGAGGAATCACAGACTTCTCTGTAGTATGTGACGAAACAACAAATACTCCAGCAAGAATAGATAGAAGTGAGGTATGGTGTAAGATTATTCTTATCCCAACCAAAGCAGCAGAAGCTATCGTTTTTGAAATTAACGTAACTTCTAACAGTGCTAAGTTAGGTGGCTAATAAAGGACTAAATAGACATGGCATATAATTCTTATTTCTTAAACACTCAAGACAGAACAATAAACCCAAAGCAGGTTAATAGATTACCAAATCTAAGCACTAACCTAGACTCTTTCAGAACTTATCAATTCGAAGTAACCTTTCATGGTATAGATCAAGTAATTACTGAAGGTGGATCTGTAACAACAGGAGGAATACAAAAGTCTTTAACTTTAGCTTGCAAGTCTGTTAGTGAAATATCTATGGAAATTGCAGCTATTGAAGTTAGCAGACTAAATGATAAGTTTTACTATCCCGGTAAGCCAACTGTAAAAGAAGTAACTTTTACTTTTGACAACATCAAAAATACAAATACTGGTGCAGCACTTTATAAGTGGATTTCTTCAATCTACAATCCAGCTACAGGAACTTTCCAGTCTGGTAATCAGATTGGTAATTTCAAGTGTACAATAGATGTGGTAGAAATTGACAGCTTGGGAGATGCCAAGTCATACACAAGACTAATTGGATGCTTCCCAAGAGTGTGGTCTGAATCTACCAGAGATTATGCTGGTACTGAAGGATTCCATACTCTACAACTTACAGTTAGCGTTGACCTTGTATACAAGAGCCCAGTTGGACCTTGATTTAAAAATTTAATTAAGGTAAATTAAAATACCCATCCATATTATTGAGTATGGGTGGGTTAATTAATATATGGATTATTACACATTACTATTACAATCTTACGATAAGATAAAGCAAAGAAAGTTTACAATAATTTCTGAAGCTAGTAGAATGGCTCCAGAAGCAACTGCTACAGCTTTAAAGTATCTTAAGTTAGCTCATTCAAAGGCTTCTAGTGACAACTATGTAGTCCCTATTCCTGAGTTAGGGGGTGATGCAAGAATCTTTGTTGCAAGGGGATCGGAAGTTGGTGGTAAAGCTAGTAAGCATTCAGGTAAGGTAGTAGTACAGAATGTTCTAGGATTCCAAGCTATGCCAGTAGGGGATGAAGGTGGAAACCCTTTAAACAACACAACATGGAATCACTTTGTTGGAAAGTTTAATAGGGTACTAGGATCCCCAGATGTTTCTGTTGCTATGGCAGATATGTCTAATCAACCCACACAACCTATGCCATCTATGAACCCTTCTCCACATTCTATGTTCATGGATAAGGCAGCTAGAAATTTAGTTAATCTTGCTCAAAGTGGTAGATTCTTTAGATCTCACATGACAATGATGGCTAATGAATGGGAGAAACCCGGACCATTAGGAGACTTCCCTGTTCTTACACAAAGCATCTTTGGACCTAATCCAACAAGCATAGAATCTAAAATAACAAATGGATTAGAGCTTTGGACAGATGAAAAGACTAAGAGTAAATTCTTTAAACCATTAGAGAACACAAAGAAGAAGATAGTCGGAGAGATATTCTTAGAATTTACAAATAAAATAAATAAACTTTATGACAATAGCTTCACTGATGAAGATGCAAAATTTATTAGTGATAGAATTATGAGTGATAGAAATGGTATATGGATTAAGGATCCAGTACATCTAGAAGAAGGAGTTGCTCTTTGCTGGAGAAATTCTAAGACTGATCCGCAAACTAAATTGATGCTTTCTTTAGTAAATAATTATAATAAAGCTTATGGTCAATGGTGTCAGGAAAGAAATACGCCTCCAAAATATAACATTACTTCTTCTCCAATAAGTCTAACAAGAAAGAAAGATGTTGGAGATCTAAATTATATTCGGGGTGAAACATCTGAGGATATGATTGTAATTATTCACCTAATAAGTACACAACAGCATGAACAAGCTGCACAATACATAACAAAAGTTGTTAACGAATACGACAAACAGATCAAATACGCATATGATAGTGTTATTCCTTTCTGGGAAGGAACAGCATCAGCAGACAAAACATTAATAGACATACAAGGAACCATAGAAGAATTAGATAAACTAAGCCCTGAAAGAAAAAAGGGAGATACATTTGTAAGAAGAGCAAATCCAAGAGATAGGAAAGTTGTAATGGCTAGAAGGCTTTTACCTAAAATTGCTATCTTTGAAGGTCAGGCAATGTTTGCTAGAAATCCAAAAGCTGTAGACAAAACTTCTGGAAGAAATCAAAATATAGGATACAAGGCAGATATAGAAGAATACTATGATTCTCCAGAAGATGTAGTATCAGTTCTACGAGAAGTATATGGATATGATGAATCAGACTTACAAGAATTTGCACAATCAAATACACTTAGAGTAGGTGTAAAACATTATTTAGAAGAAGGAACATTTACTTTAACTAAAGGATCAATAGATGCATTCCATGCAAACATGAGATCTAATCATCCATTCATTGATCAGTCTCTAATGGTATTGAATGTAACTAAAGAAGAAGTAATGGCTATAGCTTCTGAGATAGATACAGTATACAACGGAATAAATCTAGCATTCACAGACAAGCAGGTAATGGGTTATAGCTCAGATGAACTTAATAATAGTAATATAAAAGTACTATTTGATAAGATCAGATCTAACTGTAACTATGAAGATTTGCTAGATCTTAAAAATATGGAAAGTATGGATCTGAAGGATAAAGAAACCAAAAAGGGTTTAAAGATGTTCCTTCAGAAAAAAGTAGTACTATCTACAATACAAAAGAATTGTAATCAAAGAGATGCATTGGGAGCATTAACTCCAAGAGCACAATCCTACAGGAAGTATTTAGCAGCATTAATCTATTCAGAAGCAGGATCAGAAATAGGACAGATACAACAGTTCAGATCTTTTGATACTGGAAGACAATACATAGTAAATCATAACAAAGCGTTAAGATTAGCTCTAGCAGATTTTATTGATGGTAAATCAATTCTTGATACAAAAGATCCAAGACTACTAAAAATAGTTGATCCAGAAAAGGGATATTTTACTTTACAGTGCAGACTAGTTAAAAATGATAACAGAACCAAGATGAATACTCTAGAGATTCAAATATCTAGAGATTATATTAGATCTCTACATACACCATCTAGAATTAAGATTAAAGAATCGGTTGAATTGAAGATAGAAAAACTTTTAAAGAAGTTATTAGAAATAAGTCTCTAACTATAACACACTCATTTAAGTTAGAGTTTAAATCAAACTTTATTTTATTATTTAACTTTAATACACAATATATTTCTTGTCTATCTTGTTGAAATATAAGTAAATAATCTTTATTGTTTTGTTTAGCTTCTTTATCTACTTTCTCTATGATAGAGAGAAAATCAGAAGTATTTTTGAACAAATCCGATATTAGAAATTTGTATCCTTTTTTGCATTCTATGACGTAAGGAAAAGACTTTGGAGTTATTAGATCACCGCTAACTCTCATGTGTTCTGGTAACTTGTGCGTTGTTGCGAATGCTCCAGACCCCGGTGTCCTGCAAAACTCCTCAGTCTTGTAATGCTCATTAAGAATACCAGCAACCTTACGCTCAAAAGTATTACCCTTTGTTCTGCTGTTTACTCGCTTCTTCTTCTTTAGCTTTGATAAATCCGATAAATTTACATCATCTTCCATTTTTTTACTTGTCCTCCATGTATAATCTCCTACATTATAGGATATCTATATCCTAAATATATTAAATGATTAAGAATATTAGTGATAATGTATCCATTAATGTTAAAGATAAAGTAACTATAAGTTTATCTTTAAAGAGTAGTAAAGTAAGAATTCACGAAAAAACCAATAATAACGGAGTAGTTAGGAAAATGAAAATTTATATTGAACTTAGCAAGGAAGAATCAGAAGGATATAAGTCCTTCATGAAAATGGTAAAGCCTGATCAAATTAATGAACAGGACTTTATCAAAATGATCTTCCTTAAGGGAGTTGAGGCTATTAATATTCAACTTACCGAAGAAGCTAAGAAGTACATGGAATCTCATCCTGAGATGTTTAATGTTTCAGGTGGTCCAGAAACAAATCCAAATATCGAAGTACTTTAATGAAGCCTGTTAACAAGTCAGAATTCTTCTCTGTGATTCAAAACTCCAGAGATTCAAAGACTGCTGTTTCTATCTTTTTCCATTCTAGCTGGATGGACTCTAATGGTCTTAGTCTAAAGACTCAGTTAGAGAATACTAATCATAATGATTTCTATAGTGTCGATATCTTTGAATATCCTGAATTGACTCAGGAATTCAATGTTCGAAGATTACCAGCTTTAGTCACATATTATGGTGACAGCAAGCAATATAGAGTTTTTGAGATTCCTCATTTAATCAGAAGAAGCTTTGTTTCGCCTAAGCATAGAAATTAAGGCTCT